GTGAATGGATGCGTTTGATATATTTATGTTACAATTTTAAAAAAATAATTCTACTATTTTAAAAAATAATTCTACTATGATAAATGTTGAAGTGGTATATGACCACAAGAAAAAATATAAAAATGGAGGGTCTGATGTTGGACCTGTCGAGGCGAGGATTACTATTGCTCGTAAGGTATATTATATAAGTACGGGTGTACGTGTACATTATAAGAATTTTGTGGCAGGTCGGATAATCAATCAGCCGGATGCTGCCGAACTGAATGACAGACTGGCTATGGTGGTGATGAGGATTCAGTCGGAGGTGAACGGGTATTTGGAGCGTGGCGAGGCTATCAATATTACTGCTATCAGGCAAAACGTATGGAAGGCTAAGGCTGATGAAGAGCCTGATGCTGCTCCATTGCTTGACTGGTTCGGTGAGCAGATAGGGTTGATGCGGTTGCGTCCTGGTACTATTGTGAGGTACAAGGCGGTGATGAATAGGTTACAGGAATTTGGAGGTTTGAAGCGGTGGCGGGATGTGACGGTAGAGAATATATACAAGTGGGATGCTTGGTTGCATGGGTTGAAGAAGTCGCCTGCGGGGAATGGGCTTAGCCGGTGGGGACTCTGTGACGACGGCAGAGCCGACGCTTGCAGGGAAGATGAGTATCTGAGTGACGGGGCGGTGTATAATTACCATAAGTGCTTGAAAAGCTTGCTGAATAGGGCGGTGGCTTGCGGGCGGTTGGATGTGAATCCGTATGACCGACTAAGGGGGCAGTTCAAGCGTGGTGAAAAGGAGAGTGTGGAGTTTTTGACAGAGGATGAGATGCAGAGGTTCATTGAGACCAAACCGCCAGTGGGGACTGAGATGGATGTGGCGCATGACCTTTTTATATTCCAAATGTTTACGGGGTTGGCGTATGCTGATGCGCAGGCGTTCAATATTAAGGATTATAAAAAGGTGATGGTGGAGGACGGCGGCGGAGCCGACGCTTGCGGAGAAAATGGTAGTGGAAAAGTGGAGCGATGGGTGAATGTAGGGGAGAGAGTGAAGACGGGTGTGGCTTATGTCAGTCAGCTGCTGCCACCTGTGGTGGAGGTGCTGAAGAAGTACGGATGGAAGGTGCCGAAAATGGCGAATGCAAAGTATAATATATGTCTAAAGGCTCTGGGTATGGTTGCAGGGATTGACAGACCGCTACATTCTCACCTGGCTCGACATACTTTTGCCACGTGGATGCTGCGCCACGGGGTGCCGATTGAGCATGTCAGCAAGATGCTGGGGCATACGAATATTCAGCAGACGATGAAGTATGCAAAGGTGCAGCCGATGATGATATATGATGATTTCGAGAGGGTGGGGAAGATGTTTGAGTGATGGCAGAACGCGGATTAAATCCGCGGGCAATAGACGAAACCTTTTTAAAACATAAAAGGTGCAAGGCAGATGCTCTCACGAGTGTCTGCCTTGCGGTGCAAAATTGTTTTCAAGAAATGTATTATTTTACAGATTTATGCTTTTGATTCGTTGATGCGGCGCATTTCTTCACGCATTCGTTCGATTTCTTCTTGTGAGATGTTGACAGATGGTGTTTCTTCTGCCTTCACATCCCAGGGGAATGATAAAAGTTCGGTGGGGGAGTGAATGCCTGCTTTTTCCATTCTGTCGCTGCCGACCCAAGCTATCATCAAATTGTATGTCTGCCAGCGTGTAGCACTCCATATATTGCGGCAGCGGCGGTTGTAGCCTCTGATGATTCGGTTAGCTTCCCAGAATTTGATGTCGTAGAGAAATTCGCGACGGGGTATTCCTATCTCGCCAACGAACAATTCATAGAGGTCGTTGGCGGTTAGGCTTTTTTTGCTGCATCATCTTTTTTCTCATCGGATTCTTGGTTGGGTTCTGGTTCGCCCAACGGGAGGCGGTAGAACTTGCTCCACAGCTCGATGATTGTGGCGATGGCTGTGCCGAGTTCTGCGGGTGTGAGGTCGTTCATGAGGTCAGTGTCTTTGATTGGCATATCTTCGTCCTTGCTTTGGCTGTATGCGAGAACTGCTGATAGGATTGCGAACACTGATTTTTTCACGTCGGGAAGTTGTGCAGGTTGTGAATTGACTGCCTGCGCAGCTTCAGCGATGTATGATTGAATACTTTCGCCTGTATAGTCTTTATAGGCGATCTCTGTTGCGTAGCAGTAACCGAGGGTTACTTGCTTGCCGCATAGGGTGATGGTTTTCTCTGTCATAGTGGTTGTGGTTGGTTAAGTTCCTGGATTATATTCGTCATTGATAGGTCCTACGCCTGTGAATTGAGCACGAGCGACTGATTGATCTCCGTTGGCAGCTGTGAACTGCAAGTCGCTGAGGATGGCATTGCCGTAGTAATGATGTCCTACAGGGTTAATGTCGCGGTTCTTTTCACCTGCTGCACCAATGGTCTTTTCGAAGGCTATGTAATACGTGCGTCCGACCTGTAACTGGTCGGCTGCGACTGCTCCTTCGCGGTAGTATTCATCGTCATCATCTACAACGAGAGATTCGGTCTGTACGTCCCAGTTGATAGCTACGACCTGGTTGTGAATCCAATCGTCGTCTGTATCTTTGGTGGTGTCCTCTTCTATTTGCGCTGCGGCGTGGCATACGCAGCTGGTACTTGCAGCTATGCACCGAGGGTTTTCGGTGTGGATGTCCTCTGAGAGGAGGATGCGAAGATTCTCGCCTTTGATTGTTGCCATATTATTCTTTCTGTTTTAAAAATGAAAAGAGCCTCGCCTCTTGGTTAAGCTGCGAGGCTCTTGAATAATGAGTGAGATTACTGCAAAGCTCCGTCGCCAGCGAATTGAACTGCGAATGTAGAATTCTGACGATTCGTTGCTTGCAACTGGATGTCCTGGATGTACGCCCAGCCTGAGCGCTTGATGACAGAGTTCTGAGCAACGCGGTTATTTGTACCTGCTGTTTGGTCGAAGACGATGTGTACTTTCGTCTTGTTGATCATGAGCGAGAACAAGTCTTGTGGCAGTTCGCCGTTGACGCCATTGTCCTCGAGGGTGACCAACGAGTTAGTCTGGGCATCCCAGCTGAGACCCACCACTTCTTGCTCTTGCCAGTCGCCTGTGCTATCCTTCGTTGAACTGTCCTGAAGCTGAGCTGCTACATGAAAAGTGGCGTCTGTTGCCATGGCTATACACTTTTCGCTACCGCTTGCTGCTCCGACCATTATTCGAAGGTTCTGACCTTTAATTGTTCCCATATAGTTAAGGATTTGTATCGCAGTTGTAGTTTAATGTCTGGAAAAAACAAGGGACCAAAGAATCGTATTGCACTGGTGATGCTGTGATGGTGTAGTTCTGCGGGATCAGACTGAAGTCTGGTTGTTCCTCCACTGCACTTTCGAAGTAATCGATGATCGTCTTACGTATTGCCGTCATGATGTCGGCTAACTGTTGGCGGTCGGTTGCAGCCACTTCTATAACCACTTGCACCTTATCGTTGCAACCCTCGTATGAGTTGTCTTTGCAGAAACCCTCGTTCTGCATACCATTGAAAATGATAATAATGTAGGGAATGGGGGTGTTCGCCAGTTCGTCATCAGGCACGGGGATGGTCGTATTCTCGATACGACCTTCAACCATGTCTGCGAGAGTTTGATTACTCAGCAGTGCGTTGTAGAATACTTTGTCTGTTATCAGCGACATTTTTTACTTCTGCTTGGTTAATAATTCACTTTTTTCTCTCTTTAAAAGGGCGGACACGCAGGCCTTTGCCTTGCATTGGCGGTGTCCGCCCCTCGCGGTAACAACCACTTTGTCAGAGAGAGAAATTACGGCTATCCGCCAATCTCGTTAGAAGATACTGGATCGATGAGCTTGATGAGCGTGAATGCCTGGGGAGTGCCGTTGCCGTTGTTCACCTTGCCGGAGAGCTCAGTCAGCGAGTAGTCGGTGGTCATGCCGATAGCAACTGTGCCACGGTCGAAGTTGGCCTGGCTGGTGCCGTCGATGTTGAAGCGGAACTCGCCGTGCTGCTGCTCTGCCAGATAGCCGAAGTGACCGA